AAAACTTGGTTCGCACGCGGATCTGAACCGATTCCCCATCCTCATAATTGGCTGGCAAATCGACAGTGAAGCGTGCATAGCGTGTTGTCGCTCCTGCACTGGCTAAGTCGCCCGAATCGATGACCGGAACATTGGTAGCGTAGGTGGACGCAGTTTCCAAACCCAGATCATCCGCCGCTGCCTCATCTGGCAAGAAAGAGCGAATGTCGTCGTGCACACGGAAGTCAAGCAAGTCGAGGTTGAACTTAGCAAACGTCCGCTGTGCCAGTTTGCTGGTTTCAATTCCCGCATTGGCCCCAATAGTCTTATTGGTGACAACGCCATCAGGAAGCGTAATTGGTGACTCAAACGATGTCGGCATTTATTAACTCCAGAATGGAAGCGGCCCCCAGTCCTTGACCGGGAACTCGTCAAATTCGTTGAACTGTAACTCTGTAATCAGGGGATCATATGCCGTGCCGTCTGGCTTGAACAAAGGATTCCCACTGCCATTTAACGGCAGCTCTTCGATGGTGTCGACCAGCGTAGACGATGCGACTGATGATGCGTCGCTGTCGTAAACCTTCATACGGATTAACTTGCCGGATGTGTCTTTGGCCGTGAATCCTTGGTCAATCAATTCCTTCTTCCAGCCGTCCGTGTTTAAGTGAATTTCTGCCGACAACGGATAGAACACGTAGCCGTTTTCTTCTGCGACTTCGCCCATCACTAGGCGCTTCAATAATCCTTTCTCAGCGTCGAAACTGACTGACGATACGCCGTCCGTAAACGTCATGCCCGCTTGGTTGACTGATTTCCTCAATGCGAACCATGCCGTGTTCCAAGAGGTCACATTTTTACGCAGCCGAATAACAATCCGAGAGTCTTCGTGCACTTGTGCGGGATAAGGAACGTCGGCACTATTCTTGTACGGATCTCCGTTGGCGTCTTTGTCCGAATAGCGTTGAAACTCGATTGTGTCGACAGAAAACTTCAACCGTCGATCGAGCGGATTCGGTTGCTCGTTTCGTTCGCGTTCTTCCTGGCTGACTGGAGCTGTCGAATAGGTTGCCGTGGCGTACCAATGCAACGGTGACTGAGAGTCCAGTTCGACCGATCGGCAAGTGTAGAACACATTCGCCGGATGAGGAGACAGATACGACGGGATACCGCTGCTGAAATAGTTACCGTCATTGACGATGGTGAAAATGGTATCGTTCGGATCATTGACCGTCACCAGCCACTGCCGACTGACAGTACGATTGTCAGTCGTCTCCTCTGGTGTGCCGTTGCGTCCAACTGGCATTTCCCGCACAGATACAACTGCCATTAGCTGTTACCTCCAAACGCTCCGACAGGCGGCTGTCTGCGATTATTCTGATTGCGGTTTTGCTTTTTCAACTCCCTCAGTTGCTCTTGCTCCAGTCGCTCCAACTTGGCCAGCAAGTCTTCTGTCTTTTGCTGCTTTGGCAACATGCCCCGCAATGCGATACTTCGCTGCATCGCAAACGCTTCCTGTGATCCACGCTCGATCGCCGTTGGACCTGTCATGATCTGTTCGCGTGTCGCCTTATTGCCGTCCAGTTCCTTCAGGTCGCGTGCTGCTATCAGATTGGCCTGTGTCCTCAGCAGATCCCGCTGTGCCTTGCTCATTGTGTTGCCAAGAGCATTGATCGAGGCGATGCGAGCGTCACGTTCCTCTTTGATCTGTTGGCGTCTGGCTTCTTCAGGATTTGCAATTGCTCCGATGCTTAACGCAAGTTGCTGGCCTGCTGATTGCAACTGAAACGCCAACTCTTGCTGTGAACGTTCAGCCTGACTCTCAGCCAGCATGCGTTCCACTTTCAAGCGTTCACGCTCAATCTTCTCAGCCAGTTTTGCCTTGCCGATCTCCTGCTCTGTTAACTGTGCCGATCGCTCTTGTAGCCTGTTACGTTCGCGGCTAAGTCGCTGTAACTCTAACTGGTTCTTCTTTAATGTCTTTTCGGCAGCAATTGCCTTTTGTCGCAATGCCTCTCGCTGCTCCGCGTCCATGACTGTGCGATTGTCAGTGGCCCCTTGACCAAATCCCATCGACCCCAGCAATGAACCCCGTGCCGCTGGAATCGACGACATTAAGTTTCTAGCGAATCCTCCGACATTGTCACCGCCTACGGTCACATCGAGCGTTCTGTATAATCCGCCGACTTGTGCCTGTATTTCCGCGTTGGCCCGTTCCAGTGCATCGATCTCAGTCTGACGTTTCTTGATCTGCTCTTGCACGGAATCACTATCTTCCATGCCCTTTGCAGTCTGCTCAAACTCCGCTGCACTGACTCGATTCTGCGTCAAACTATCAAGAGCCTCTTTGTACTCTTCGACTGCTTTGCGTGCCTCGTCAGTCTTTTCTTTTTGCTTGCTGAATGCCTGCCAAAGCTGGACGCCCACCAGCACAACCGTTGCGGCAATCTGTGCCTTCAACCCGCCCATGATTGCGGCAACCATCGTGAGATTGTTTGCCGCCGCTCGCACCGATCCAGCCAGCCCTGTTGTCCCGTAGACAGTCGCCGCATCATCAAGAGCGAATGTCATTTGTGTGGCGGCTTGCGTCGCCCTGCCCATCTTTCCAGACACATTGACTGTTGACTGTGCCGCCCTGGTGGACGCTGCGGAAAGACGCTTGACAGTGGCCTGTGCTCTCTCTGCGGAACCTGCGAACCCGGACGTTTCACGCTTGGCCTGACGAAAGCCAGACACGTAGCCTTGCGTTCGCATCACCAGATTCAAGCGTAGGTCACGGCCTGCCATTTATCCTGCTTATCTAATTGGTGGCGGACAACCGAACGCCATCGCTAAAACGGTAATCGGATCGTATTCCGCTTGCTCTTCTTCCGGATTGCTGTGGACGTCGTACATCAAATCTGACGCGGGTACATCGGCCCCTTTGCTTTGCAATATCACCGACGAATGGTAGGCCTGCCGTACATCGTCCCGCGTTGGTCCCAGCCCGTTCAGTGACTCATACGCCAGCCAGCCCTGCAATTCTTCTGCGGTAATTTCCGACAGTGCCTGTCTGTAATCCAAGCGACCGGCTTCCAGGCACAGTGTCATGCCGAAGTAGGTAAGCCAGTCGCTGCGGAGTTTTTTGCTTCTTCTTGCACCGCCATCGAGCTGATTGCGGCATGCTCCCAACATGCCTCCGTCAATGGATGGCTGATGTCAGAATCGAGTTCTTCCAGCCACTTCAAGTCGTCGCTGTCAATCAGTCGCTCGGCATGTTCGTTCACAAGACAGTAGGCCAAAATGTCGACGGCTGTTCCGTTCTTGCGTGACGAGAACTCAATCCACTCTGCCGCTGTTAACGATTGAATCCGCCACGTCACCCCACCGGCTTCCACTTCCTTAAAGCGTCGTGCGGTTTTCTGTTTCAGTTCCTGCAATGTGCCGTATGCCACCAATTATTCTCCGTCGCTGTTCGCGGCATCGTACCGCTTCTCGCCTGTTGCCATTCCCTTGGCAATCTTCTTGTACTTCGCCAACATCACAATCTGCCGCTGCTCATTCCATTCTGGAACCGCCTGCCGACACTCATCGTCAGCAGGTTTCGCACAACCGAACCTGACCAGCCAATGGCATTCCGGATCGTCAATAATCGTCCCTTTCGGAACCGTTTCTTTAGAAGCTCGCCGTGGCATGTCCAATAATAATTCAGCCTTCATTCGTCACCTTACGATGTTGGGAAGCCAACCAGTCCGCTGTGCTCAATCGTCAAATTAGCCTTGAGTCCGTCGTTCATGGCGACTGCCAAATCCAGCCCCAACGCCGCCGCCGTGAATGACAGGTGTGTCGTGGACCCATCGGCAAGCACAACATTCCCTGACGTCTCCGCTGGCGTGGCAATGCTCGCAGCGATAAATTGATGTGTTGCCTGTGCCGGGTCGTAGAAAATCTCTGCCGTCGTGTCGTCTTGCGTTGCGTAGCCAGTTCTACCTTTTGTTTTGCCAACTCCGCTCGCAAGCGTCGTCGTGTCGAACGTTTCAGGCTGTTGCTTGCCAACCGACAAACCGATGACCTGTGCAACGGCTGTGTCGACTGTTGCGATTGTCAATTCAAGGACAGTGCCCTTGCACGCGATGACTGCCATATTTTAACCCTTTCAGGTGTTACTGTGGTGAGTGCTGTATTTCGCAGGTGATCGTCACGACGGACTCCCCAGCGTCCCCGCCCATCTCGTCAGCGGTATAGGTGTCCGAAATGCCGCTGATTTCCGTCCCGTTGACTCTTCGCACGCTGCCAACGTTGCCGCTCATGTCTTCAATGTCTTCCGCAATCGCGTCGGCAATCTGCTCAGCCTGCAAAGTTGTGTTTCCATAGCAGTCAATCGTGAACTGTTCGAAAATCAGCGAGTCGTCAACACCGCCCAATGTTGGGAAGTTGCGGTATGCCGATCGCTGTACAATCACCCGTGGCGTGCTTGCTCCCTGATTGCTGCGGTCAATATCGACCACCGCACTCGCTGATGTAATCGCTGACAGTGCCGCGAAACGTGAACGCAAATCAGACTTGATTGTGACACTCACGACACCCACTCCTTAATGGCCTCATTGAACATGCGTTGTTCAATCTTGGACACTGCCTTTTCAGCGGCTTGGTCTGCAAAATATCCGATGACCTGCCTTGCTAACGTCGCCGTGTAATCCACCCTGCCAACATACTTGCCTGTTTTTTTGTGGTTGCGGTCGTCAGTCCCCAAAATGGCCAGGTGTGCGTGATAGGCTCGCTTGTTACCTTTCTTTATGCCGACGTTGTAGCCCGCCTTCACTGCAACGTAGCGTCCACGCTTCGCTTTGACCTTGCTTTTTGCTGATTGCTTGATTGACAATCCATTGCGTTCCAGTTTAATGCCAGCGTTACGGTTCAGCTTCTTGAGCTTGCGTGACATTGGCCCAACTGGAGCCGCTGTGCGATATCCTTTTGCAATCTCTGTCCCAGCCGCCCTGAAATGCTTCATCATCAGGCGTCGTTCTGGGTTTGCTTCCATTTGTGCAAACTTAATTTGCAACGCCTTAATTGCCTTCGTGTCGATGTCAATACTGAGTCCCTGCGTCATCCCGCATCCTCCCAGCAATGCAACGTCACGAACTTGCCATCTTCGGACACTTTCTTAGCTGTCACTTCCAACGTATGCACGACTCCATCAATGTCCGTATACTTGGCTCGATACGCTGCTTGAATCTGTCGCGTTTTTGGATCGGCCCACATGCCAACAACCTTGTTGACTGTGGCAACGGTAATGTCATCTGCAAATCGCTCACGTCCACCCGCATCCCGCACGTAACAACGCCTGCCAGTGCAGTAGACTTCCCATGATGCATCTAGGGACTTATCGAGTTGATTGTTGGCGTCCTGCCCTGTTGACTTCAGCTTTTCGACAGTCAGCGTGTATCGCATTGGCGGACGTGCTTTGCATTTCATGTCACACCCCCTGCAACGTTCGCAGGTCGTGCAATTCGTATGGCTCCAGCATTGCCTTTGCTGCCATTGGAATCCGCTCGCTACTGTGCTGACCGCACGAAATCGATTGCCACCAACCCGATGCAATCATCAGGATGGCATGCCGCAACGGTTCCGGGATTGTGTGACCAACCCCGTAGCCACTGATATATGTAATTGTCACCGCGTCTTTGACGTCCCGCGTGATCGGCCAAGTGACGTTGTACGCCTCGACAATCTCTGCCGGTTCCGTCCCGCTGATCTGGTAGTTTGCCGTGGCCAACGTTTGCGTGTTGCCGTCGTGATCCACGTATTGAATTGACGTCACCGATTGCAGCGGCGAACGTGGCAAATAAATGACTCTGGGAAACGCGTCCAACTTGAGCGTGTAAGTTGCCGTGACCAGTTGCCGCCACGTGATATGTTCCACGTGCATGCGTGCCGCTCGCAGCAACTCAGCAAATATGTTGTCCTGATCGTCCGCACCGTACCCCAGCCATTCCTTTAGTTCAGGAATAGCGACTGGCTCAGTTGCCGGTGCAGTTGTCAGAATCAACGGCATTACTTGTCAACCTTGCTGCTTGTTGCTTTCTTGGTCGATGGCTTTGGTGCGTCGACAAACTCAGCAACGCCACGGTTCACGAAATGCATGCAACTTGCCTCGCTGGCTTCAATCACGTCGCCTGCTAAGTGTTGTGTTTGTGTATGGTCATCAATTGTGTATGTTGCTGTGAATTTGATGTGCGGCACGTGTGGTGTCTCCATAAAATGCCGCTGCCGAATCCATTCAGCAGCGGTCTATTTAATCTGCTCGACTAAGCAATTGTGTCGGCAGTCAATCCTGTTTGTGGGAAGCGTGGCATTGCACGAATGTACGTGACAACGGCCTCGTCGGCAGAGTTTGCAACCGTCAAGCGTGCTCCCACGTATCGCAGTGAATACCCTCCGGCAGCGGAAAGCTGTGCAATCTCTTCCGCTGTGCATTCTTCGACAACGTAGTCACCGACAGCATCGGCAGCGACAGTGCCGCTATCCTTAATCACCGTCAGGTTGGTTCCGCTGGTGTCGTCAGCAGCGACGATTTCCAGCTTAGTGATTCCCGCACCTGTCAGCGTTGATGACATGGCGAGAACGGCGAAATTGCCGTAGTCCTTCAAATCAACGTATCCGTTTGTGCCAGCACCTGTGCAAAGAGTTGCGGTAGTTGCACCGGGATCGTGGTCGAACATTTCGACCTTCATCTTGGAAAATAGCTTCTCTGTGGTAATGGCTGATGCCATGTTGTTCTCCTTGAAATTGCAAGTAGGAAATGCGGGACGCTCGCATTGAACGCCCCGCTATTCAGAACGCTTAGGCACGTTCAGCCAAAACGACAAACGGACTCAGAGTTGTGGAACTTTCCACGGGTGTCAACGCAGAACGCCACCAAGGTTGACCGTCATTGTGCAGCCAGAACTTGAATGTGCGTTCGTGGTTCAGGAAGCGAACATGCATCGAATCAGCACGTCGCGGGTTGGTGCCTCCGAGGGTTCCCCAGAGATACTGTGACCAGTCAGCAAGGATCAAATCGCCCTTGTCGCCCAACGTCTTCGCGTATTCAGTGAAGAAGATTGGACGGCCAAGCAAGGTGTCAGGAACGTCAGTCCCGTTGCCGTGCACGAACAACGGATAGTCGTCGTTCGTCAACGCGGTATGTGCGGCCACGAGCTGCGTGTAGGTATCGTGGTTTGCCAACCAGATGCAGTTGGAATAGTTGTAGGCACGTGCTCGCATCTTGATGATGTTTGTGCCGTTGATCGTGTCGGCGGATTGTCCGCTCTCTTTGGCAACGCTGATTGTCGCGTCGCTATTGAGAATCCCCAATGCTTCACCGACTCCGGTTCCGCTGATCTTTTCCTTCAGCATCTTGGAACCGAATTCAGTTCCGAAACCTGCTTCCAGAATCGACACGAACGAAATTGGCGAACGTTCCAGCAACTCTTCAGATGCGTAGGACAACCCAAACAGGCCAGTGGCTTCGAGCTTGACCTGTTCGAATTCCATGCGGCTTGCTGTCGGTGATTGCGTTTCCGCACGACGCGAAACGGTCAAGCCACCACTAACAGAAGTGGAATGGTTCTTGTCGACGCGTGCGTTGAATCGCACAACAGGCGAAGTCATCGCAACTGGAGTGACGCGGCCCGCTGTAGGGTCGCCTTCAGCCCCAACTGACAACATCCCCGGTGCCATTCCTTCCGGAATCAAGAACCCGCCGTACCGATCAGACTGAGTTGAATTCTCATCAGATCCGGCTGCGGCAAGAAACTTTAACTGTGCAGATGGCTCGGTGCGAAATTGCGTTGTCTGCATCACGTCCATTAGAAACTCACGTGGCGTCGCATAACCGCAATTCGGATCGTCTTCGAACGATTCACGCTGCGAACCGAAACGCGACTCACTGTCACGTTGAGTGTTGACGGATCGCGTTGGCACATCGTTGCTGTATTGTGGCAACGATGCCAGATACGCCTGTTCGCGTTGCTCTTTCTTCTTCAACTTTGCAAGGCTGGCTTCGAGTTCGTCAAAATCTTTTTCTTCGTCCGCTTCAAGCTCTCGCTCGTTGCTTGCTTCGAGAATTGCGTTCATCCGACGTGTGATGTCCGCTTGCTCCTCTTGAATTGCCTTCAGTCGATCAGTGTTTAGCGTTGGCATAGGTTGTGTCCCTTTGCTACAGGCACAAAAAAAGGAGACCGAAGATTCAAACAGCTTTTACTACTGCTCAAATCTCCGGCCTCCCAGGAGTGCCGATGATAGAAAATGTCTGTGTCTTAGTTGTTCATCGACACCGCACGCCCAAGCGTTACAGATGCCATCAGCTTGACATTCTGACGATTATTAGAATCTCGTCAATATCAACATGCTGAAATTTTTCTCATTCTGTTGCGTAGGCTGCTTTGTTGTCCTCGCTGAATGCGTTGAGATTCCTCTCTCAGCACTTCCTCAAACGTGGCAATACGATCCACCATTCCGCGTCGCAATGCCTCTTTTGCCCTGACTGTTCGTCCCTTGCCGTATGTCTCAAGAACAGTCTTTGCTGTCACCCCACGATTGCGTGCCACGGCGTCAACGAATTCGGCGTACACATCGTCAACGTGTCGCTGAATCTCGCTACGTGCGTCGTCCGTCAATGGCTCGTTTGGATTGCCTTCAATCTTGTATTCTCCGGCGTGAATGTACTCGACTTTCAGGCCTATTTTTTCATTCGCGGCTGACTGGTCAATGTGTGCCGTGTATACCCCAATCGAACCAACACCACCGGACGGAGTGATAATCATTTCATCGAAGGCACTGCCCAACCAGTACCCCGCCGAATATGCTGCCGCGTTCACCATACCAATCATACGCTTGGTCCCACGTGCGGCATAAATCTTGTCAGTCAGTTCGGGAACGCCCGTCACTGAACCGCCCGGCGAATCGATGTCGACGACAATCGTCGCGACTTCATCTGATGCCATTGCCGCATCGAATTCGCGTCCGAACTCCTCTGTGGACGTGCCGCCACTGCCGGTCAGTAAGCCAACACGCTTCGAGATTGTCCCATGCAATCCCATCACATGCACGCGACCACGCTGACCGAGGTGTGCCGTGCGACGTCGTTCCAGTTCGGCCCACATTTCCCGATTAAGTTGCAGCGTTCCATTGCTACTCGCTTCGATGACAGCAACAACTTCATGCATCTTGTCCGGGTGCAATGCCCAGACTTCGCTTTCCATGTAACGCAAGATTGCTTCGTACTTCATGCTGTCAAACCTTTCAGCGTGTTAATGTAGCGTGACTTCAACTTGCCGTTTTCCCAGTCTGCAACCGTCGCCTCTGGATCGGCAACAGATAGCTCTCGAATGTTCTGAGTGATAATGGACTCAACCGCCGAAACCCGGTCGACATTACGCACCTGTAATGCCTCGCACAACCCGCCGATCGAATCGTCGATTGCCTGTGCATGTGATTCGTAAAACGATTGCAACCATTCGTCAAACTGCTCACGTCCAGTTGCCGCATGTTTCACTCGCTTCGACAACTCTCGCAACTCCCGCGTTGCCATTCGCCCGGCAATGTCACCGATATAAGATGCTGCAATGCGACTGGCTTGACCGTCAACTGGTGTGTCCGTTGCGTTGTGCGGGTTGATTGCCGGGTTGCGGTATTCATCGCCACCTTCACGCGGGTTCATGTTCTCCAGCGAACGAACTTCATTGCTGCTCAAGATCTCGTTTTGCACAGCTACCGCGTAGGACTCGTAACGGCTCTTGACGTCACCTCGCAGCAACCCGTCTACGGTGAATTCTGCGAAGTATTTCGACTTCTGCCGAATCAGATCACGCTTGATGGCCTGTTCGATTCGCACCAGCCACGGACGCAACGTGTGAACCACGAAGTTGATCGACTGATGTTCGATGTTACTAAATGTTGCTCGGCTCAAATCGCCGATCATGTGTGGTGGCACGCGAAACAATCTGGCAATCTCCTCCAATTGGAACTTGCGAGTATCGATAAACTGTGCATCCTCTGGCGTCATGCTCATCTGCTTCCACTTGCCGCCGTCCTCAAGAATGAGAGTCTTTGCAGCGTTCTGAGAACCGCCGTACTCGCTGCTGATTGAATCTCGCAATCGCTTGTACGCAGTTTCACTCAGGCTCTTGTCCATCTCAATGACGCCCGACGGACGGACGCCACGCTTGAACAGAGACGATCCAAATTCCTCAGCTCCCAACGCCAAACCGATCGCGTTCCGGTGATAGGCAATTGGATTTGCACCCCACAAACCGTCTGCGCTCATCCCGCGAACGTGGAAGATCTGCTCACTATCAACCCACCGTGCCACATCGTCAGCGTCCAGTACCTTGTAACGCAAACCGCTTGTACCGACACGCTGCACTTCTTGCACGTCGTCAATCGGTATCGGTTCCAGTGTTGTGTCGAATCCCGCTCGTCCGCCGATGCGTGCCACGAAATTTCCCCGCAACGTCAATGCATTCATGGCCTGCTCCCAAAACTCCATTGAGCTTTGGAAGTAGTTCGGCATGTCGTGCAACGTGCTGTACAGATAGTGCTCTGTGGCCAGCTCCTTGCCGCCATCATCGCGACGTCGATACAACTTGAGCGGCAACGCGGCAACGCCTTCCGACAGCACTCGCACGCACGCATACACCGCCGACAATCGCATCGCTGTATCCGCACTCACGCCCGCACCCACGCGAAACCCGCTGGCGTCCTGATACCAAAAGTCGGCAGTTGGCTCCGGCAAACCCTGTTCACCGGCCTGCAATCCAAGCAATCTCGCAATCATTGACTATCCCTTACTCTGCGTCTTGATGAACCCGTAGACAATCAATGACAGTGGCAACGCACCGCCAACAATCAACGCTGCCGGAACTGACAGCATGCCAATTCCAACCAACATCACAATGAAACTTGCCAGCCCAATTGCATCCGTCATAGCGTCAACACTCCACGCGTTTCGTAAATCGACACCGGCTCCTCCTCACGTGCGGTCCATTGCCCGTAAGCCATAATCGCCGACACAATACCGTCAATCTTATTTGCTGACTCGCCTTTGTCCGGCCTGATGTTGCCGTTCGCATCCTCTTTGACCACTACGTTTGACGCCATGAATCGCAAGACAGGATTGCCGTTGTGCAACATCTTTCGTTGTGCAATCAGTCGCTCGAAGTCCTTGGTTGGTCCGGCAAAGTTGCCGATTGTCTGCCGGTACTCCACAAACAGTTCCTCGCCAATGCCCAGATTGACCAATCGCTGCACAACTGCCGGAGCTGGCCCCCACGGATCGAAAGCAATGTCAATCACATCGAACCGTGACAGGATGTTGGCAATGTCTGTCGTAATTTGTCCGTCGAAATCGGACGTGTTACCGCGTGTCGTGGTGATCCAACCCTCGTCGGCGTAGGCCATTGCCAGTCGCTTGTCGCTCTGTGCCTGCTTGCTGGCTGCGTCCTCTGGAATCCAAAAATACGGCAACAACTTGTACGATCCATCGTCTTCAGGGAATAGCAACACCAATGCGTT